ACAAGAAAGTGGTAATTTTGTAATACTAAACATCACTGAGAATGATATTGCAAATGAAGGGGGGTATTCTTTATCAAGACAAACCTTAGCTCAAATACATATAAATTTACTTAGGCAAGGAGCTATGGGCGTGGGTTGGGTTATGGCTTTTCCTCAACCAGATAGATTTGGTGGTGACTTTGAGTTTATGGAAGCTTTATCTTTTTCTCCTAGTGTTCTCGCTATGTTTGAAGGGAAGGGGGACTACCCTCCTACATCTGGAACAGTAATTTTAGGTGAAGATGCTGGTGGCATCATGGCAGAAGGTGTTATAGAAAACATAAATGTTTTGAAACGAAACAGTGCACAAGGCATAGCAGTGGCTAGAACAGACGTTGACAATTTAATAAGAAGATTACCATTGCTCATGAAAACACCAGATGGTTGGGTGTCTTCATATGCCACAGAAGTTTTGAAAGTTTTGGTTGGAGCTGAAACATATGTAATTAAAACTAACGACAATGGTATAGAACAAATCAGAGTAAGAGGCATACCACCTGTGTCAGTAGACTCTTTTGGTCGTAAGTGGATTAGTTGGGTAGATACACCACAGACTAATTTAGGCGAAATGGATGTCGAAAATAAGTTTGTTTTTGTTGGATTTACTGCAAAAGGCATCATGCCTCAACTAGCAACTCCTGTAGGCTTATTAGAGCCACACAAAATACAAACTGCTCTAGCTGAGTCAATACTGATAGAAAACAGCCCCTATGTGCCTGATTGGTCGTTTGCAGTTGAATTTATGACTTTATTTCTGTCAATAATACTTATTTGGGTCATTTTAAGTGTTTCAGGCATAACTTTAGGCATATCTTTGGGTGTCATTGTGATGTTATCCACAGGTTATACAGGATATTACTTAATACAGTCAGGAATGTTGATTGATGTCACTTGGACACTGATTTCACAGTTTATTACTGGTTCTACAGCGTTTTACATGCGTTTTAGAGAACAATATAAGGCTAGACAGCTCATAAAACAGCAATTTGGTAAGTATTTAGACCCTAGAATGGTCAAAAAACTGCAAAAAAACCCAGAATTGTGTCAAATTAATGGTGCTAGAGTCGATTGCTCGATAATTTTTACCGATTTAAGAGGTTTTACGAGCCTTTCTGAGTCAGTAGAGCCAGAAATGGTCACTTACATCATGAACTCTGTTTTAGACGTACAAGTACAGGCTGTAAATCAATTTTCAGGCGTTACAGACAAGTTCATAGGCGATGCTGGTATGTTTCATTTCAACACAATTATTCCACAAGAAGACCATCATCAACTAGCATGTGACGCAGCTAGACAGATAGAGAAAAACATTGCTGAATTAAATGAGCGTTTCAAAGAAGAAGGCACACCAGAGGTTGCAGTGGGCGTAGGTGTAAACAGTGGAATTTGTATTGCCGGAAATTTTGGGGCTACCGATAGGTTTGCGTTCAGTTTAATTGGTGACCCTTGCAACGTAGCAGCTCGTCTTGAGTCAGGAACCAAAGAGGCTGGAGTGAGCACCTTGATAGGTCACGAAACTGCAAAAAATTGTAGATATGTGTTAAAGTCACTACCAGATTTAAAAGTAAAAGGTAAAGCTGAGGCATTAAAAGTATATACATGGGCATGAAATTATCATTAATACTAGGGGGCTTGTTAGTTCTTTCTGTAGCAAGTTCTGCATGGTATATAGACTATCTAAATGACCAGATAATTACACTTAGAGCAAATCAAGTGGTGTTAGAAACTGAGATAGAAAAACAAAACGAATCAATCAAGAATTATTTAGCTGAACAAAAAAACCAACAAAATCAATTAGCTCAGTTAGAGTCTGACAAGCAACAAGCCATGCAAGACGTAAACAGACTTAGAAAAACTTTTGCAAACCATGACCTAGACGAACTGGCTTTAGCCAAACCAAAGATGCTACAAACTCGTGTGAATAAAGCATCTAACAGAGTCATGACCACTTTAGAAGATTTAAGTAATCCAAACCAATTTGATGAAAAACCTAGCACTAATTAGTTTTTGTTTGGTAATGGCTAGTTGCTCTTTGATGCAACCAGTCAAACCAGTAGAGGTCAGAAGTATTGCAGAAAGAGCTCCACTCTATCATCCACCTTTACCTTACCCAATGAGTCTCACCAAAGTAGATTGGGAGATAATCACGCCTGAACTTATGCAAGAGTATTTAGATTTGGTTGAAAAGGGTGAAGCACCAAGAAAAGCTTACTATGCACTATCAAGCAAAGAATATGAGAATCTCAGCATGGATATGGCTGAAATAACCAGATACACCAAGGATATACTTTCAATAATTAAATATTACAGAGAACTAGACAAACCAAAGGAGAAAGAAGATGAGTGACAATCCAGATACTTTTGTTTATAACGCTAAATTAGAGAGAATTATAGATGGAGATGGCTTTGTTTTAAGTGAAATAGACTTAGGATTTAATATAAAATTAGCCAACCAGTCAGTGCGTTGTCATGGCATCGACACCCCAGAATCTAGGGTCAATACAAAAAGACAACCTGAAAGAATACCAGAAAAGGCTTTAGGTCTTAAAGCAAAGAAAAGGTTAGGTGAACTTTTGACAGGAGATATTAAAATTAAATCATTAGGTCGTGGTAAGTATGGTAGATTGCTTGGTATACCTTACGATTGCGATGGAAACAACGTATGTGAAATACTTATTAAAGAGGGTCTGGCTTCACCTTATTTTGGTGGTACAAAAAAAGCTAAAGTCAGAAAAGATGGCACTTGGGGAGAGTGAAATGCAAATATCAAAAGAGGGTTTGGCACTAATAAAGTTTTTTGAAGGCTGTGAGCTTGAAGCTTACAAATGTCCGGCTGGTGTTTGGACAATTGGATACGGGCACACCAAAGACGTGAAAGAAGGCGACAAAATTAATAAAGACGAAGCCAATCATTTGCTTGAAGAAGAGATGATAGAGTACGAAAGTTATATCGATGACATGGTTGATGTTGAACTAAACCAAAGTCAGTATGACGCTTTATGTGCTTGGGTCTATAACTTAGGTCCTTCTAACCTTGGTAGCTCAACACTGCTCAAAGTTCTAAACGAAGGTAAGTACGAAGAAGTGCCACAACAAATAAAACGATGGAACAAAGCTAATGGTGAAGTTCTTACTGGTTTGATACGCAGAAGAGAAGCAGAAGCCTTGCTTTTCCAAGGCAAAGAATGGCATGAGGTTTAGCAAGACACACAAATACACTATACTAACCTTAGACACTATGTGTTTAGGGTTGAGTAGCTACTATGTCACTACCTAGTTACTCAGCCTGACCCCCATGAAAGAAGTATCTCTAAAAGATTTCGACATACTGTCAGAACAAGACAAAGCAGAAGCAACAGCTCTGTTAGCACGATACGACCAACTAGATAAACAAGATTCATGTCAAAACGATTTTATGGGTTTTGTAAAACATATGTGGGGTGACACTTTTATAGAGGGCAGACACCACAGAATAATTGCAGATAAATTTAACAGAATTGCACAAGGCAAACTAAAACGTCTTATTGTGTGTTTACCACCAAGACACTCTAAGTCAGAGTTTGCATCAACATTCTTCCCAGCTTGGATGATGGGTTTGAATGGTACTTTGAAGATAATACAGTGTACTCACACAGCTGAACTAGCAGTGCGATTTGGTAGAAAAGTTAGAAACCTTATAGACAGTGAAGATTTCAGAGTTATTTTTCCTGAGTTAAAACTGCAAGCAGATAACAAATCAGCTGGTAGATGGACTACAAACCAAGAAGGTGAATCTTTCTATGCTGGTGTAGGTGGTGCGATTACAGGTCGTGGTGCTGATTTATTGATTATTGACGACCCACACTCAGAGCAAGATGCTTTATCGCCCAAGTCACTAGAGTCTGCTTATGAGTGGTACACCTCAGGACCTAGACAAAGACTACAACCCGGTGGAACGATAGTCATAGTTATGACTAGATGGAGCACTAAAGACTTGGTTGGTAAGGTATTAAAAAAACAAAGTGACGACAATGCTGACCAATGGGAAGTAGTAGAGTTTCCAGCAATATTACCTGAAACTGAAAATCCAC